CGTCCTCGTAGATCCTGGCCGCCGGGATCTCGCCCTTGACCTCGCGCCGCCAGTATTCGCCCGCAACAGCCGCGCCGTGTCGGAAGTTGAAATAGCCCTCGCCGTTCCGCCCGGCCTCGTCCATCCCTGCGGCGAACGCCAAGGCCGTGCCGATTGTGCCCTTGACGACCTTCCAAAACCCGCCAAACACGGACGCGGTAGCCTTGACGGCCTCGGATACCATGCCGAGAGAATCCACCGCCGAATCCGCCCATTCCTCCAGCGCGTCGCTCTTTTCAAGCCGCTCCAGACTGGCGAGCATATCCTCCATGCCGCCCTTGGCGGAATCGGCGAACGCCGCGCCAAAAGTCCGCACGATATTCTCCCACCGCATTTTCATAGCGTCCATCAGACCTTCGCCCGTCGCCTCGGTCGCTTTCATCGCTCCCGAATAGCGAAGCAGCGCGGCCTCCACCTCCGCCCAAATCTCCGCGCTCCCCCTGCCCGCCGCTTGCATATCCTGCAAACGCTGCGCAACCTCCGGCGCAAGCACCCCCATGTTGCGCAACTCCATGACCGCGCGCGAAAGCGGCTGGCCGTCGCGGATAAAGGCGTACAGCCTGCCGACGGCATGACCCATCTGCTCAATGGGGCGGCCAGTCGCCGCCGCCGCGTCGCCGATCATCTCCAGCGATTTCTTGTAGCCCAGAATGCCGTCCGTCATTACCAAAAGCTCGCGCGAAGTGGCGGCGAACTGCTCCAGCGAAAACGGCGGGGTGTCGCCGAGTTCCTTCAGCATCTGCATATGGTGCCGGGCCTCGTCGATGTTCCCGATGAGTGTCTTGAAAGACGTGGTGAGGCTTTCAAAGCGGAAAGCGGAGCCGAGTGCGCCCGTTATCGAATTGCGGAACGCCGCAAGGGAACGGGTGAAGGCCTGGCTTGCCACGCCCCAGACACCGCCGCGCATAACCTCCGCGCCGAGCTTCTTGAACGCTCCGCCAAGCTTGCCGAGTTCGGCTCTGATTTGACTTCCCCCAGACGAGCGGAGCCTGATATTGATTTCGCGGTTGGCCATATGCTATACTTCCCCCCGTATGAGCGAAACATCAGACAGACAGGAAACGCCGTGCGACGTGTGCAAATACAAGCAAACGCGCTCTGAGTGTTTTCTTTGCCCGCATGAGCCGACACCATCATGTGGCGAACTTGCGACTGGTTGCGGATGTCTCGTCGCCGCGGTCATAATCCTTGGTCTCCTTGGCGCGGTTTTTGGTTAGCTGCGGTCTCCTTCTTGGCTTTCAGGCGGCGCACGATCTCGCGGAGTGTGAGGTCGTAGTCGGCGCGGAGCCGCGCCTCGTCCTTTGTGACCTTCTTGCCGAGTTCAACCGCCGCCGCTTCGCAGATTCGGTCAAGGCGGGTGGGCGTTTCCGTCATGAGTGAATCTGGCGCGACATGGAGCGCGGCGCAAGCTTCGGCCAGCCGCCTTTCAAGCTCGGCAAGGTTGCGGGCGGCGGCGGATTTGTCGGCGCGGTGGACTACGCAAGGCTGCGCTTGCGAATCAGGGCGGGCGGGTTCCGCGTCGTCAAAGCCCGTGGAGGCGTAGCGGCACGCACGAATAACCTCGTCGCGGGAGACGGGCAGGGCGGCGGCCCATTTGGAAACCGCCACATCAATCGCCTCCGGCGTGGTCAGGCCGTCGAACGCGTGCGGGGTGCGTGCGTTGGCCAGCGCGTAAGCCCAAAGCGTGACGTCCGTCTCCTCGTTCGCCGCAACGCGGACGGCGTAGGTGTGAAACCACGCGAACGCCTGAAAGGTCGGCTCGAAAAACGGAACGTCGCCCGCCCAACCGATACGCGGGAAGTTGGCGCATGTGGTCTCCGCGCCGTCCGTCAAGCGGAGGGCGATACAATTCAATCGGTCGAAGTCTTCAAGCGTAGGGTTCAATCCCTGCGCCTGAAGCTCCTCCCAGTCCCCTCTTGCAAGCTCTGAAACCATTGCGCACGCCCCTGCCGATTACGAGCCTTGGGTGGTCGCCTCCTCGCCAACCATGGGGAAGGAAACCTGCCACGAATACTCCACGTAGCCGTCGCGCGCCACGCCCTTGTTGGGCGGCGTGGCGAACGTGGCCCCCTTGGCCGTGGCGGCGGTGGTGAGCGTTATCGTCGGCGCGGTGTCGTCGTACCAGTTCATGGTGTAGTCCACGGTAGCCATGCCGCCGTGCAGGTCGTAGTTTTTCAATTCGCCCTGCGGCTGCGCAAGGGTGAACTCAATCGGGAAGGAAGCCGAAACGGAAGATAGGCCGTAGTCCTCAATGTCGGAGGCGGCGGCATCGCCCTTCTTTATCGTGCAGAAGCCGAGGAAATCCTGCGCGCGGTGGCGGACGGACAACGAGAAGTTCGGCAAGGTGTACTCGCGGAGCTTCGTCGCCCCGGACTGCACGCACTGGCCGGACATGGCGACGGTGGGGGCGGAGCCAGTCTGGGTGGAAATGGTGACGCTTCCGACGACGACGGGGGAATCAAGCCCCGTGGAGGTCTTCACGTCGCCCAATTTCGGGAACGTGGCCTGAGTCAGCGCGCCGACGACATCGTAGGTGGCGGAGGGCGCGGCGGTCTCGCCCCATGAATCCACCACGGCGGCGTCGCCGTAGGTGTTCGCGCCGGAGGTGGACTGCTTCGAGCGGTTCTCGTTTGAATCCGTGACCTTCAAGGCGTTCGACGTGGCGGTCTCCATGCCGAAATAGTCAATCGGTTTGCGGCGGTTGTTCTGTGACATTGTTTGTCTCCTGTTCTGGTGTGAAGCGTCCGTTTACGGTCGCGTTGTAGGTTTTCGCCATTCCCCCGTTCTCGGCGTTTGCGTCAAGGGCGGTGGAAGTCGAAGTGAGCATGAAAGCGTCGCAAGAGAATCCGTTGCCGTCAAGGGCGGCGCAACCGTCGCCGAGAAGCGCGGCAAGAGCGGAACGGACGGCGCGGCAGGCGTCGCGGAAGCCCGCGCCCGTGGCGTCGTCGGCGTTGGCGTAGTGGACGGTGACGCGGACGGAGTAAGCGAACGGCACGCCGGGGCCCTGAAAGTCAAGGTCTTGCGAGGCGATATCGGCAAAAACCGATACGTAGGTGTCGGGGGAGTTCTTCTGCTCGCCCTCCGGCACGGGGGAAAGCGCGCCGATTACGTCAACGGACGGAAGCGCAGCGGCAACAAGCGCGGCGATCTTCGCCTCTATGATCTCTTCCGGCTCAATCATGACGCCGCCCTTTCGATGTGCTTTTCAACATTGTGCGCCAGCCGCTTTGTGGCGGCGGTTATGGCCCCGGAGAGTGCGCCGGGCTTTAGGGCGTCCAGCGCGTAGTCGAGGCGGTTTGAAATGGTCGCGGTCGCATCCCCGCCGATAGCCGAGAACACGCCATTGATATATTTGCGCGGGTCGCGGCGTTCGCCACGCGTGCGCTTCCACGAAAGGTCGCCCATGCCGGATGCCGAATAGATTTTCTGCGCAATCCAACCCCATGACTTCTTGGCAAGCCCGGCGCGCGGAATGCCGCCGTGCTGCCGGAGAAGTTCGCGCTTCTCTGCGGCAATGCTGCCGCCAACCATGCGCCCGTCCTTGCCACGGTGGCGGTCGGTGTAGACATAGTAGTGGTTGGCGTAGGCGTCGGGCGTTCCGATCTTGCGCGCAAGCGTCCAGCGGCGCAGCAGCTTGTGGTGCGCGGAGTTGCTGTGGATGTACTTCGGCGGAACGGCGGAAACGTTTGCGGCGTATTCGCGCGGGCGGATGCGCTTCGGGGCGGTCTTCGTGCGGCTTTTGAATGCTTGGCAGATGTACAGGGCGGCGCGGCGCGTCTCCGTGGCAAGGCGGCGCGGACACTCCTTGGCAACCTTGCGGAGCAAACCGTCAAGGCGCGCAACGGCGGCGCGGTCTATCTCCACGGAAACGTCAACCATCATGCGCCTCCCCTCGGCCTTGCGGTTATGATCCAGTAGCCCTCGTGCCGCTTCACGTCCGAAACGCGGAGACGCACGGCGGCGAAAGAGTTGTGCGGGTCTGCAAACTCCAGCACGTCGCTGACCTGCGGGGCGGACACCTCCGGCCAGCCGTCGGCGGAAATGCAGACAACCCACGCCTGCACATAGGTTGGAGCGGCGGCGTCGCCATAGTCCGAAGGGACAGAGGCGGATTCAAGCGCAAGCACTTCAATCGGGTGCCTGAACTGGCGCGGCGTGCCGTTCTCGCGGCGCTTGCCGCTGTAGGTGGCGGGGCATTTCTCGAACGCCGCCGAAAGCCCGACGGTCAGCAGGGCGTTCACGGGCCCCGTTGCGCAGGATGTGACGACACGGAGGGTATTCCCCAATTCAACCGCTTCGCCGTTTTTCAGTTTGGGGAAGTCGGCGACGTAAGCAAGAACGCGGCAGTTTTCTGCGACCTCCGTCTCCGTCACTTCGTCGCCGCCCCTTTGCGACTGGCCGACGCGTGTCACCTTTGCGGCACGTTCGCCGTGGCGTAGGACTTCGGAACAGCCCGAAAGCGAACTGCCCCGAAGTTTCGCCATTGCGGCGGTCACGTATTCGCACGGCTTGCGCATCGGCCAGTTTCCTCTCTTGCCGTTAGGCGCAGACGACTTCAAACGTGAGGTCGGTCGCACCAACGTCTGCGCGTGTGTAGCCGAGCAGCGTGTTGTTCGTCGCCGTCTTTGAGGCAAGGCCGGAGCCGTCCACGTAGATTGCAACGCCAGCAAGCGTCGCGCCGATTGCTTCGTCGGTCGTCACCTCGACGACTTCGCCACGGTGCAGCACTTTGAGCGCGCCCGTCTCGCCCTGCGCAATGTCCCACTGTGCAAGGCAAAGTAAGCCGTCGACCTTGATGATCGCTCCCGCCTTTACGGCGGCGGTGGCGGTATAATCGAGCGTGTCGCCCGTCTTGCGGAATTTGGCCGCAGTCTTTGAGATAGCCATTTCGGTTTTTCCTTTCGTTAGGATTGTTTAAGGTTTTAGCGGCGCGGCGGAGTGAAGGACGAACAACCCTCCGCCGCGCCATGTGCGAAATCACGCCCCGGTCGAATAAAGCGCCGCCTTCAGTTCGCCAGCGGACGCGCCGAAGTCGTAGTAACACCGCATGGAGATACCCAACTGCGAGAAGTCCGCGCTTGCCGTCTCGACCGTCGGCGTCTGGACGCCGTTGAGGAACGCCACGTCCACAAGCGGGAACGACGCGCTGAACAGGCGGTAGGCCGTGCCGTTGAGATACGGCGAAGTGATCGGCTTCAACACGCCGCGCAGCACGTTCGTCTTGCCCTTTTCGGACGACGCGCCCGTGATCTGCTCGGACCGGTAGATGCTGAGCGCGGTGATGTAGTTGCCGGGCGCGCAAAGTATGCGGTCGGGCATTGGGCCGATGGAGTCGCCGTTCGCGTCCTTGATCCCCATTGCCAGCGCGTAGGCGTCGGAAAGGTTCGCAAGGTTCAACGCGCCGGACGTGTTCGCGCCGTAGTCGCTCCCGGTCGTGGAGAGTGCGCCGAATACGTCCTTGTTGATCGTGCGGCCAGCCATCTGCCCGAAACGCGCCGGGATCGTGGCAAGCACACCGAGGTCGTCGTTGATGAGGTCTTCGCGGGTGATACCCACAATGGAGCCCTTCGTCGCGGCCTGAATCGAACGGGAATCGTCCGACAGATCGACGTGCTGCAACTCGCCGCCCTTGGCCAGCGGCTTCAACAGGCCGCCCATGACAAGGCGAACGCCCTTGACCGCCTTAAAGTCGGTGACGGCGACGGGGCGCGAAATCTCACGCCAGCCCTCACCAACCGCGCCGAATCCGGCCAGCACAAACTTGTGCGCAACATTCGACAGGACGTCTGGAATGTCGGCGGACGAAAACGCGGCCTTGATGGCCTTGCTCATCTCGGCGTCGTTGCCGGGGCGGTAGTTGAAACCGAACGCGGCAAAGATATCCGACAGGCGGGTCACCTTGAGGTCGTGTGCCGCGTCAAGATCGACGCCCTTAAACGCCGCCTCGACCGCGCTGTCGGTCATGGCCGCGCCCATACAGGCGGCGGCGGTGACCGTCTTCGCGTCCTTCGGTGCGCTGTTCTTGAGGCCGATGATCGCGGGTGCGCCCGGACGGGACGCTCCGATCTTCGCCTGCTCGGCTGCGGCCCTCTCCGCTTTCAGGCAAGCCAGTTCCGCCTTTTCGGCAGTCCAGCCCTCCTTCACGGCCTTGGCCATGATGTCGTCGTGCCCCTTGCATGCGGTGATAACGGATGCGACGCGCTCGCGCTCGGCGTTCTGCGCAGCCGCCTCCACGGTTGCGGTGTTGGTCGGCTCTGCGGCCACCACCGTCTTGTTTTTCTCTTCGGGTATGGGCATTGTGCCCTCCTTTCCTTGGTTATTGGCGGCTGCGATAGCCGTTTTGGTTGTTCCGTCGGCCCCCAAGGGCACGATGGAAACTTCGTGAAGCGTTCCGGCGCAGACGATGTAGCATTCGCCCTTCACCTCCGCCCCGTTCAAGTTGTAAGATTCCTTTTTGCCGACGTACAGCACGTCGGACGGCGAAACGCCGACGGACGCCTGAAACTTGAACCCGGCTTTTGCGAGTTCGTGTACCTTCTTCGCGTCGTCCGAAACGGGCATGAAGTCGGCGGCAATGGTCAGCGTCTTGCCGTTGTGCGAAATCTTGGTCGCCTGTCCGCAAATGGCGTCAATGTTCCGCGTCTCATGTAGGCACATGATCGGGATGGCGTTGTCGTCCCGCCATTTAAGCCCGGCAAGGTCAATGCCGACGGGCAAGCCCCAGCCGACATTCATCAGCCCGCCGTTGTAGGCGGTGATCGTCATCTTCTTGTTTCCGCTGGGTTCGTTCCCTTCTCCCTGCGCGGCGACAAGCGCAACCGTTCCAGTTGCGGCGATTGTCTTCTTGACAAGTTCTGCGATTTTATCAGGTGGCATCGTGTGTTCCTTTCTACATTTGGCGCGGCGGTCAAACGTCACGCCTTTTTAGTCTTCGCGCTCTTCTGCGCTTCGTGTTCGATTTGGTCTTCGGTCGGCGCGGCTTTCGTCGCTCCGCCGTTTGCGAAAAACGGGCACGGCGTGTCTTCCGGCAGTCCGTTCTCGCGGCACTTCTCGCGCCAGCGGGAAAGTATGTAAACCTTCTCGTCGATGGCCTGTTCCGTCTCGCGCTTCCAGTCGCGCCCGTCCTTGCCGTAAAGCGTCTGGAGGTTCGTCGTGCCGTTGCCGAGCCGCGTGTTGTCCGCGCTGGCGTCCTTCATCACGTCCGTGTTTCCGCGCTCCGCGAAAAGCCACTCGGTGCGGCGCAACGCCCGCAACGTCGCCGGGGTCTGCTGGTTTCGGACGGCGTATTCCTCCAGCCACTTTGCGAAAATGCGGTCGAGTACCCTTGTCACAAGCAAGGAGCGGACGGCCTGAATCTTCTTGCCGTAGGTTATGTGATCCAGTTTCGCGCTTGCGAAATTGTGCTGACTGCTGTCGCACATGGCGACGTTTACGGGCATTGATATGCACCGCGCCATTTCTGCGACAAGAGAGCGGACGAAATCGTTGTAAAGCGAGGTCGGTTGCTGCGATTGCAGTTGCGTGAGTTTCCAGCCCTCCGGCAACGACACAAACGCGCCGCGCTGTGCCTGAAATACGGTGTCTGGTTTCACCTCCATCGCGCACTTGCCGAGGGATTCGTCGTTATCGTCGAAACACTCCGGCACGTTGTCCGTCGAAAGTACGCCGGACACGGACGCCGCGTTCGTCGCGGTCGTAGTCACGGCGGCGCGATATGCCTTTTGCTCTGCCGGAATATCGAGCATGGGGACGAAATCGGACACGCCGCGCACTTGTTCCGGGCGCAACGTCTCGAAATAATGGATGATGTTCCCCGCCTTTATCCATTCGCCCGCCCGACTCTTGATGTTCTTTATGGCGCGATAGTCGCCGGGGTGGTATTTCAAGACGCGGTATTCAATCGGGTGGCGGTATGGATCGAAACGGATGCCGTCCGTTTCGTTCTCGCGGGTGATATTCTCCGTCCATGATTCCACGCGGTCACATTCCAGCGGCGCAAGGTTCAAGGTGACGCCGTTGTCTTCGTCAATGATCGTCGGGTCGGTGTAAAACATGGCGAACGCTTCGCCGTCTGTCGTCTTCGCCCGGACGAGCGTTTTCAGTTTTTCCCAAAGTTCCACACGCAACGCCCACTCGTCGAACGCCGTTGTGATCTTCTCGCGGTCCTTCTCCGCAATCTGGCCGCGTGGAAACGAAACGGATACCCACGGCCCAACAATGTCGGTCGCGTAGGTGTCAAGCATGCCCCATGCGTAGGGGCAGTTGTAAACGACATAACGGGCGCGGTTGCGCACAATCCGCCGGACGGACGGGGACAGGGCGGCAACCATCGCAAGTGAATCCGCCCCGCGAAACAGGGCGTCCGTTTCCGGCGTGTGCCGGGCGTTGTCGAATCTGGCGCGAACGGTCGCGCCGTCGTATGCTTGTCTTCTGTGCTTTGCCATTTCTTCGCGTTCCTTTTATGGGCCGGGCGGCACGACTTGTGTGATACCGATTCCGGCAAGCGGGTGCCGACGACACGCGGCGCGGGCGCGTTTGCGCATGTACTTGTCGGCTTCTATGAGTTCCGAAAGCGGGCGGTTGGTCTGTGAAAGCCCCTCAACGCTGAACGACGACGGATTTGATGCCGCCTCCGCGAAATCGGAGTCGGACACGCCGGGGACTGTTGCGCCAGTTGTGTTTCTGTTGTCTTCCATGTTTCGAGCCTTTCTCTACAATCGGCGCGGCGGTAAAAAACAGAAACTGGCTGCGGACGCGGCCAGCAAATGTCCGGCAAATGGCGGTCAAATAGAAACGCGGGGGCGGCTTTCAGTTCGCCGCAACAATCGTGCCGCAATTCCTGCAGCGTCGTTTCAACACTTTCCCCGTTGCGGCGTTTTTCTGGTAAACGTCGAAGTGGCGGCAATGGCAAACGGCGCACGGCCTGACTTCTCCGGCTTCGCCTGTTTCGTCCTCGCCATAGACCTTGCGTCTGTTTTTAGCCATTGTAAACCTTTCTCCTGTTTCTGGTGCGGGTTGTCTTGTTGTTCGTGCCTGTAATGTTCTCGGCTCCGGCCAGCGCGTAGCACATGGCGGAGCAGTCGCCAAAGTCGTGCGGGTTCTTGGTCACCCATTTGTAGGCGTAGCAGTCGAGTCCGTCCTTGCCGCGAATCTTCGTTTTCGACTTCAGCCGTTCGTTCGCAATCTGGACGGCGAATTTGTAATGGTTCGCCTTGCCGTCGTACAGGGACAAACCGCCCGCGCCGCCCGTTTCCGTCGCCCATGCCTTTTGCGCCTTTTCCTTGTATTCGTCTGCATTGAACGCCAGCCATTTGCGCCGCTGTGGATCGCGGCAAAGCACGGTCGCGTTTCGCGCTTCCCTGATCCGGCTGCGGACGTTCGGGTTCCAGTTCTGCCCGGCACGGCCCAACATGGCAACAGCCGGGATGCCGACCTCGGCTTCCGCCATTGCGGCGAATTTCGTGACGGTGGCGAATTGACGCCCGCCCGCGTCGATGCCCCACTTGTCGATCTTTATTCCCGAAGCGGCCAACTCTTCGCCGTGCGCTTTGAGTGCTGCGGTCAGCCGCTTGTCAAACTCCACGTCGTTCAAGCGGTCGGGAATCTTGACGGGCGTTATTTTGTACGCCGTGACAAACGAGGTCAGGTTTATGTCGAAAGTCTGGACGGTGGTCGTCAAAGCGTAGCCGGGGTTTATGTCCGTTGCGGCGACGATCAGCACCGTGTCGGCGGGGATGGTCTTCGCCGGAACGCCGAGCCGGATTCTCGACAGGATCAAGCGGGTCGAAATCTCGAACGCGAAAGCGTCACGCGGCGGCTGCATCTGGTATTCGCTCTGGAACGTGTCAAGGCCGTCGCGGAACAGGATGTTCATGGCGTGTTGAATTCCCGAAACCTCGGTCAACGGGTCGAAGTTGTGCGGGTTCAAGACTTCCGCGCCGTCGTCCATCGCCTTGCGGTTTTTCCAGTAGAATCGGTTGGCCGCTATGTGCGGTTCGCGGTCTGCGGCCTTTTCGGTCTGGTAAATGTCCCAATATTCCTCCCACAAGTCGCGGACGCCCTTGCGCTCTTCCTCCGTCGCGTCCGGGTTGTGGCACTTCGGCCACGCCAGCACCATCTTGTACGTTTTCGTCTTCCAGCCGGGATCGGCGGCGAACGTTTCGGAAAGGTCGTCCGCTTCAATCGGCGTCGAGGTCATAATCGCCGCGATCTTCTTACGGTGCCCAGCCAGCCCCATGAAGGTCTTTTTTATCTTCTTCACCATCTTGCCGACCTGTCCTTCGCTCTGCGCCGCGTCGTCGTTTTGTAGGTCGTCGAAGATAATGAGGTCCGGGCGGAGGATGCCTTTCGACTTGCCACGCGCCCCGGCGTTAAAGCCGACGGCTTCCAATATCACGCCGGACGACGGAAACGCCTGGCCCGTGCGCGGGTCTGCGATTGTCGGCAGCACGATCTTTCCGGCGGACTTGTGCGGCTTCGTCGCCTTGCCGTAATACTTCTGGGTTTTCGACCGCTGGTATGCGCCCTCCAGTTTCAGGAACGGAACGGCGACGTCCGGGAAGTCCTGAATAAATGCCGGGTTCTGGGTGATACAGGCGAAAACGTCCTCGATGATGTTTTCGGCGTTTTCGTCGTTCGATCCGACGGCGACGACATAACGGCGGCGGCCTGTCGAAGTCGTCCAAAGCACCGCGCCTTTCGTGTAGGCCGTCTTGCCGTGCCCTCTGGCGACGCGGATGTGGTAGGGGATGGACGCGTCGCCGATTGCCTGTTCCATGTCCCGGATGATAGGGCGCATTTCCGGCGGCGGCGGAATTTCAAGAAACGCCCCCGCGTTCGGGTCTTCCGATGTGCAGTATGTTTCCAGGAAAAACAGGAAGTCCAACTCGGCACGGTGGCGGCGTTTCCAGTTTATCTCGGCAATGGCCGCGTCAAGGTCAGCGGCAATGTCGCCGTGCGACGACTTGGCCCGGCTCTTGGCTTGCCGTTCGGCGTAGGTCAAGGCGCGGGGCCGGGCGTGTTCCGGCACGATCCTGTCGAAAAGTGCAGCCGCCCCTTTCAGGCCGGGCGCGTTGCGCTTGGCCGTCCGCCGCAAGTAGTCGGCGACGGCGGCGAGGTCAATCTGGAAGTCGACGCGGGCGGGTGCGCCCGGCTGCTGCATTAGCCAGCGGAGTGTACGGGCGGTCGCGTGGGATGATCCGCCGCGCCGCAATACATCCGCCGCTTCTTCCTCGGATAACAGGCGGACGGGCTTTCTCGCCGCTGTTGCGCTCATATTTCGTCAAACTCTCCCCCCGGTTTCACCGCTGGCGGCATGTCGCCCCCGTTTTCGGCGATGAAATCTTGGTAAACCTTCACCATTGCGGCGTTTCCAGTCTTGGCCATCTTGATAATCGCTTGCCGCATCTCCAGTTTCGTGCGGAGTTGGCCGATTCTGTACCGCTTTTGGGCTTCCGGGCTGGCCCAAAAGTCCGCCTCGGTGATCTCCGCTATTGCGCACGTCTCGGCGGCTGGCATTTCCGCCGCTCCGCAGTCTTCCAGCGTTTTCAGGGTTTCCTCGTCAAAATGTGCAGTTTTTTCGCTCATTTGCGCCTCCACGGCTTGAAATTCGGGAAATCTTTGTAATTGAAGGGGTGTATATCGTCAAAAAACGCCTTGTAAAAGTCCGCAACCTCGGTTTGGCAAACGATCACCGTGTTCTCTGTTCTGGGGTTCGTGTTCACGTTCGCGCTAGATAGGATCGCGCCGTCGAATCGGTCACCGTAAAACGCCATAACCTTTGAGTGGTTGCGGAACACGCCCAAACGTCCGCCGCCTTTGCGGGCAATCTCGCCCAATTCGGCGGCGCACATGGCGTAGGATGCCTTTGCAATCTCGCCGCAATAGAAGTCAAACCGCCCGACCGCGCCCTTTTCGAGCCAGTCGCCCATTTCGGACACGTCCTCCACGCCGTAGCACCACGACGAAACGAGGCAGAAATCGAGCCGCTGTTGCCTTACGACGTGCCGGAGAAACGTCAAGGCGTCGCAATCGCCGCCGCTGATAACGTGGTAGGTCGTGCCGGGCTGAAAGTGCCACGGGGCACTTTCGAGGAGTGCCGTCTCTGAATTGAAGCGGCGAACGTCAAAAAGCCGCTTTCCCGTCGCTGGCGGCGTTTCGTCCTCTTTCGGCGTTTCGCTGGTGTCGAATAGTGCCATTTTCGCCCCCTTAAACGGCAATAACGCCCCAAAAAGCGTGACGCGAAAACTGGTCGGCATTTCGGCCGAAGGGCGCAAGGCTGGCCGCCCCGTCGGCGGAGTACCTACCCCGCATTGTGCCACAATCGCGCGTGAGGGGGCTACAATCGCTTGTGACGCGTCCGCGCTCTTTGGTGGTGCGGCGGTATGGGCAACGGCTCCTCGCGCTCACAGGGGCTTTCTCGCGTGAGTTTGGGCTTGTGTTGGTTGTGAACATATCAACAGGCCTCCTCGTTGGTGAAATCGAAAAGAGTTTGCTGGTATGTTCTCTCCGCTGCCTTTCGTCCGCCCTTGCCGTGTGTCAGGCCGCCATTGGCTATGGACTTAAACACAGGATGGGCAGCAAATAGGGCTTTGATCCGGGCGAACGCGGTTTGCTTCGTCAGGCCGTTCGCTTCGGCGTACTCTGTCATTGTGCCGCCGCGCAACAGGTGGGCGACGATCTCAAATTCAGCCTTTGACAGTTTACGGAACACGTCGCAAAGCGTCGCCAGTTTGGATATTTGGGAATATGGCAGGTCGGCAACACATGCCAACAGGGTGGACAAGGCGTCGCGTGTCCTCGTCTCTTCGTCTGGTTCGGGCCGTGGGTCGTCTATCTCGCCGGGGTCGTAGGTGTAGGAAGTGGGGTGGTTCGGGGCAACCTTGACAACGCGGTCAACCGTGCCGTCGTGGATCACGTCAAGAGATACGCCGCCGCCTCCGGCCAAATCTTCACCGAGGCGGCATTTCGAGCAGATTTCACGCAACCGCGCCTGTTCTTCCGCAAGTCGCGCAATCTCGCGGCTATGTCTGCAATTGTGGCAAGTCATGTCATACACCATTGGCGCGGCGGTCAAAAACTCCACTCGGCGACGATCAGGGCCGAAAGGTCGGCTTTCGTGAAGTTCTTTTTCGTGCGAACGGCGACATAGTGCCGGGCAAGGTCGGCAATCCAGCGCGCCGCCGTCTTTTCATCATTCAGGAAAAACACGGGGATGCCGTAGGTGGCGAACACGGAAAGCGAAAAGCCCCAAAGTGCGCCGTGGGCGTCCATGCCGCAATAATGCCGGAAGTCCAGCACTTCGGCGGCGGTCGCGGTCACGATCACGGCGGCGAGGTCGTAGTGCCTCATGCGCTCCAGTTCGCGGTTGAACCGCTTTTTCGGC